TACTGGCGACAACACGCTAGAAGGGAACGAAGAAGCCCTCCGTGCGTATGACTTAACAATCGAACTAGACCAACTACGATTCGCAAACCGAGTTGCAGGTCGTTTAGCCGATCAAAAGTCTGTTGTGAACTTCAGAGAAACCAGCCGAGATGCACTAGCTTACGCTATTGCTGATCGTATGGATCAGTTAGCGTTCTTAACGCTTTCTGGTGTTGCTTACACTTTAAAAACTAGCGGTGCGCTAAGAACTACAAGTTCTTCAGCCGGACATGAGTTAGCTGACCTTGAGTTTGCTAGTGATGTGTCTGCACCTACCACTAACCGTCACAGACGTTGGGATGCTACCAACGGATTGTCTGCCGGTGATGTAACTGCTCTAGTTGCTGCCGATACAATGCAATACAAATGTATTGTTGAGTTGAAAGCTTACGCTAAAGACAACTACATCCGTGGTCTTCGTGGAGCAGGTGGAGAAGAAGTTTTCCATATGTTTGTAACTCCTCAGCAAATGGCTAAGTTGAAACTTGATAGTGACTTCTTATCCAACGTTCGAAGCGCGGGTATCCGTGGGCCTAAGAACGAATTGTTTGCAGGGTCTTCTAGCGTATTAGTAGATGGTGTTGTAATACATGAGTATCGTCATGTTTTCAATACTGCTAATGCTACAACTGGAACCTCCTCAAATGCTGGAGCTGCGGGCTACAAATGGGGTGCTGATGCTGATGTTAATGGTGCACGAGCTCTATTTTGTGGTGCTCAAGCTCTTGCGATGGCGGATATTGGCCTTCCTGAAATTGTCGAAGATAACTTTGATTATGGTAACCAACAGGGTATCAGTATCGGTAAGATCTTCGGTCTTCGTAAACCAAAGTACAACAGTGATTACAACAGTTCCGTAGAGGATTTTGGTGTTATTGCTTTTGATACTGCCTACTAGGAGGACGTTTAGATGGCTACTACATTTACAGCCCCAGAAACATCGTCTAACTCTCTGTTCCAACCATTCCCTGATGGAATGATTGGCGTTAGAGAGACTACATGGGTAACTTCCGCAGCTTGGGTCTTGAACGATGTTGTTCAAATGGTCAAGGTGTTTGATGGTGAGCGCGTCTTAGATGTGCAAGTTCTTATGGAAACAGATGCTGATACTAATGGCTCACCAGCCATTGTTATTTCAGTCGGAGATGGAGACGATGCTGATCGTTATATTTCCGCAAGCACTATAGGCCAAGCAGGTGGTTTTGTTCGTCTTGGACAAGGTATTGATACCGCCGCTGAAGCCGCATCTATGCGACATACCTATACAGCTGACGACACTATTGATCTTAAAGTAACTACTGCACCCGCAACAGGTGTTGCTGCAGTAACTGTTACTATGAGAGTGATGATAGCTGGGTAAAAAAACTGTGACTCCCTCTTAATCGGGGGAGTCATTTTTAACTAAAGGAATAGTTATGAAAATTACTACAGATAAACACATAAGAATAGCTACTTTATTTGGAGCTGTTGTGTTATTCGAACCTGGAGAAACTAAGGAAGTATCTTCTGAGATAGGATTACTTGCTCTACAAGAAGGAGCAACAGAGGTTAAAGATACAGCTGAAAAAACAACTACAAGTTCTGTAATTGAAGTAGAGGATGTTGTAGAAGTTGCTGTAGAACCTGAAGAAACTACTGACAGATTTGAAAAACTAGTTGAAGTACTAGTTGAAATCAGAGATCAAGGTGATCCTGATAACTTTAAAGCAGATGGAACTCCCAGAGCTACTATCGTAAACAAAGCATTTGGAGAGGCGGTGTTAACCGACGAAAGAGAAGCTGCTTGGCAAGAAGCATTAAATTCACGTTGAGGTAAATCATGAGTGTTACTGCACAAAGCGTTGTAGACAGAGCCGAATTTATATTTCAAGATACTTCTAATATACGTTGGACTGCAGCAGAACTTATACTTTGGCTTAATGATGCACAAAGAGAGATTGCGTTATTTAAACCAGACGCTACCGCTACAAATACTACAATCACTTTAGCCACTGGAACTAAACAGTCTATCCCTGCGGGGGGAAATAGGTTGTTAAAAGTAATTAGAAACATGTCTGCAGCTTCTGGGGGCACTGGAAAAACTGCAATACGGTTAGTATCTCGTGATGCACTCGATACACAAGAACCTAATTGGCATGACCCAACAGTAGCCGGATACTCTAAGCATACTAATATAGTTAAGAACTATATGTACTCTGAAGAAGACCCTAGAAATTTTTATGTGTACCCAGGAGTAGCGGGTAGTGCTTACATAGAGCTAGTTTATTCTGCAAATCCAGCTACGATTGCGATTGACGCTAATCTAGGTGTACCCGACGTATTTGCAAACGCTGTTTTAGACTATGTGTTGTATCGGGGTTACATGAAAGAAACTGAAACAGCCAGCCAGCAACGTGCAGCTACCCACTATCAATTGTTTTTAGCGTCTGTTAATGGAAAGACTCAAATAGACGATATCACTTCACCTAACTTTACAGGCGCTGTACCAGCAGGGCCAGCTGTAATGGGACAAGTTTAAATGGCTACTACATATGAATCTTTACTGCCAGAAATACTTCCAATGGTACCGGGGTGTCCAGATGCTTTGGTTATTCAAAATATAAGATCAGCAGTAATTGAGCTGTGCGAAAGGGCTTCAGTCTATCAACATGAGCTAGACCCTATAAGTACTGTTTCAAGTGTGTATGAGTATGAGTTTGACGCACCGTTAAGCACTAGTGTACATAAAATTGTATGGGGGGTTCTAAGTGGAGACGCACTAGAACCTGTTTCTAGCGGTATGTTAGAACAACGAGTACCCGATTGGCGTAACCAAACAGGAACTCCTGAATATATTATTAAGAATAACCTAACTACATTTTGGATCGCACCAGTTCCCAGTGCTAGTGCAGCTAATAGTTTGATTATTCGAGTAGCATTAAAGCCTACTTATACTTCTGTATCGTGTGATGACACAGTTATGTCTGACTATAGAGACACTATAATAAACGGAACTGTTGGTAGACTACTAAGAATGCCATCAAAAGAATGGTCAGACGTTACTGCCGCCAGCGTGTATTATGGATTTTATAACGAAGGTGTTGTTGCTGCAGAGCAAAGAGCCCGCAGAGGAGATACACCAGCTGTTGGTAAAGTAGAATATGGTGGGTTAACTTCAAGTAAGAGGAGATACCAAAAGTATGCAGGAAGGCGACTGTCATTTTAAATATGAATCAGAAGAATGGAATTTACAAAAGGAGGAGCTTTTATATAAATGGTTAGGAGATGAACACGCTGTTATCTTTATTTTAACTATTGGTCAAATCACAGAAACCTGGGATGACTTAATAGACAAGGATAAACAGATATCTGATGACCATATTAACGAAGTATTTATGCACATGCTTACTAGCCTTCCACTAAATCCTTTTTTTGATAGATACAAGTTGCAGTTAATACCTGTACTTATAGTTGGAATAAATGCGTGGATGGATGCAAATAAGTTAGAAAAAAAATCTAAAAATGATAAAGTGTTTGCTTACGTACTAAGAGATTATATTCTAGAGATAACAAACATGGCGGTATATTTGCTTAAAGGTAGAGAAGCTATGAAAGAATATAGTCTAGAAATTCGTTCGTTCTTTACTAAACACGAACCGTTGGATATGTATTTGGAGAAATTAAAGTGAGTTTTGGCCCTTTTAAACCTAAAGCAAAAGAATACAAAGCTGGTCCAGAAGAGCAAATGCAGGCAGCTGTAGGGTTAGCTGACTATAGAAGGCAGGCTGAAATTTATGACCCTGTTAATAAAGAGTTTATGAAACAAGCTGGAAAGGATTATGCAACTACTTATAGAGGGAGAGGAGCAGCAGACGCATCTCAAACTTTAACGCCAGATCTAGGTAGCTATCAAAATGTTATAGGCAGAGGTGGTACTGGATTTGACGCGGGTGGCGACTATGGAAGCGCTTTATTAGGTCAAGGAACAGAAGCGAGTAAAGCAGCTTTAGCAGTAACTGCAGCATTAGAATCTGATGCGCTTAATAGCATTATAAATAAACAGGGTACTACTACTTCGGCTATTTCCCAAAGTGCGCAAATTGAACAGAGCAAGGCTTTATCAAGAGCTCGTGACAAACAAAAAGTACGTGATGCTTATGCAAGTGCTTTAGGAGAAATAGCGGGAGCCGGTATTTCACAAGGTATGCAAAACAGACAAGATACTGGTAAATTTTTTACTGCAGGCGGTACTGGAGATTTTTCTGGGCTAGATCGGTCTGGAGGAACTTTGACTAATAATCCTAATGCGGATTACGAATATTCAGGATTTAGTAGATTTACCGGGGGTTCACCACTATCCCGCGTATATAAAGCGAGGTAATTAGTATGTTTGGTCTTATTCCAACAAGTCTTATGACATCAGCTGTTGCATTAGCTAATACTAATACACAAGATGCAAATAACCAGTATGATTCGTCTTATCTAGATCAGTATATGAATGGTGATCCAGAGGGAACTCTTGCAGCTATTACTAGAGATGAATATTTAAAGAGACTAAATACTTCAGATAAGTTTGAAAGAGATGCGGTCAATAAGGCATTAACAGATACTAGTTTAATAGATGAAGCTAAAGAATCTGCTGCAAGAACTCCTCAGTTAACCAGAGATATTGTTCGTAGAAATCAGGAAAGGTTTGGGGTGTCACTTACTCCAGCTCAACAGCTAGCCCAGCAAAACAGAATTACTCAGTCTACTACTTTAGGTGGTATAGGTGCAGTTAACCAGGCTAGGTTAGATCAACAAGAACAGAATACAACTTCTCTAGGTAGATTATTAGCTGCGGCTAACAACAGTTATTCTCAATCTATGGGCTTATTAGGAAATGCTTCTGCAAGTGCAGCACAACGCAAAGCCGCATATGAATCAGCTAAAGCTCAAAGTAAAGCAAACTTAATTACCGGTATAGGTGGTTTAGTTTCTAAGTTTATTTAAAAGGTAAATAAAATGGCGGGATTTCTAAACGCATTTAATCAGGCTTACCGAAGTCCTGATGACCCACAAGAAGTAGACGCTAATGAGCAGAGACGCTATGCAAAAATGGCTCAAGAAGACCTATCAAACACTAAAGGTGTTAGATATGATTTTAATACGGAATCAATAGTAGGAGATATAAACAGCGCCAACGAGGTTGATAGAAGAAGATTGTTAATGGGAACTAAAGTACCAAGCGTTGCTGCAGATGGTTCTATAGTAGAGTTTGATGTGTCTAACGTAATGCAAGAAGAAGATGGCAGTTGGGTTGTTGGGCTAAAAAACCCACAGACCGGCGAAGATACCATTGTTACTGATACTTCTAATGCAGATCCTAATGGTAGAGTTACAAAATTTACAACTGAACAAATAAACAATGCTATTGCAAATAAATATAAGTCTTTAGCTACTTTAAGTGGTGGGCTTGACACTATAATAATTCAGCAAATAGGCGCCCGAGGTGTTACTTTAGCGGGCGATAACAGACAAAAACAAGTGCAACAAGCTACTGCTAAAGCTATAGAAGATGGAAATACGATTAATACGGCTATTGAAGTTGCAGAAAAACAAGGAGACGTCGACGCCACACGAGGAGCTATTGGAGCAACCCCCGGCCAGCTTAAAGACTATTTAAGAAATAGTATGACTCCTAATGCTAGCATGACTCCTGGTGCTGGAGATCAGTCGGCAAATAGTTTGTTCCCAGAACGAGAGGGTGTACAAGCACAACTACAACAACAAAGAGACGCAGGAACAGCGCCAGCTTCAACAACACTGTTAGAAGATAGCGAAGATGCTCTTAAGTTACCTATGATAGACAGCACCGATACTAGTGGAGGGGCTAAATTTTTAAGAGGACAGCGAGATCCTGAGGCCGCTAAAATTCCTCTTGATATAGGAAAGTACTCTCCAAACGTAATGAGGCCTGCTAAATTTAATGAAGACTTTCCTGAATTAGCAGGCACTAAGTATGTAGAGGGTCTTAGAATTGGAAAAGACGGCGTTAACGCGGCTAAAGGTGTTACTTATATTCGCGGTTTAGATAGAAATGGTGTGCCTGTTGACCTAGAAAAAAATTCTTTTGTAAAAGATAACTGGGACGTTATTGGTAGAAACGCTGATAGATTACAAGATCGAGATGCAAAATTAGGTCTTCCTCCTGGAACTACTTTACTTTCAATTCAATCTTTTGCAGATCAAAATCAACGAGGCGCAGAAGCTGCAGAAGAACAAATTTCTCTTTTTAGTACTAAAAATGACCCAAAAAAATTAGAACGAGATAGGCTACTAAATCCACAAACAGCAGTTGATCAAGCCGTACTTGCTGGAGCAAGTTTAGAAGATATAAATTCTTTAGCTACAAAAAATAAAACTAGGCAAAATTTAATTGATCCAACGAATTTTAATAGCTTAGAAAAAATTCAAAAAGATACTGGTAAAGTAACTACTGCAATAAGTGATAATGCAGCAGCTACAGTTTTAAATCCTGACGGGTCAGTAAACCAACAAGCAGCCGAAGATATAATTGATAAGGGAAGAAAGGTAGCAGAAGCTGGGGGCTACAATAGCCCTAAAGCTGTAGCTAGAACACCACGTAATTTTGCTAACGATATAAAAGTACAAAGGGCTTTAACTGCTGCTGCTATGGCGGCTTCTTTACAAACAGACTCTGATGGTACGGTTTCTTTTAATAGTACTCTTTATAACACTTTGTTTGATTCAAATTGGAATACCTATACAACAGGTGACCCTAATATTTCTCTTGATACTTTGTCGCTAATGCGATCACGTACTACGGGTGGTAAATCAGCGGCTGATCGATATAAAGATTATGTAACTAGCATAGATAATGCACTTGAAACAGTTGATGCTGAAATTGATAAGGGCAGAGGAGCTATCGGACAACTGCAGACAGTAGAAAAAAGGGGATTATTTGGCCTTATAACAAGAATAACCCAAGATAATGAAGTTCTATCGAAAGAAACTGTAAAAGCTATAGCAGACTTAGGGGTTTCTGCAGCTAAAGGGTTAGAGGAATTAACTAGACTAGATGAACTTATAGAAAGTGGAAACTATGATGGCTTTGTTGACCCAAGGCAGAGAGGGGCTATTAAAAGAGCTCAAGAACAAAAGGTTGTTCATATTCTTACTGCAGGTGCTCTTAGTAAAAGAACGGGTGGTTTAGCGGGTTGGGTAGCAACTTGGGGCGAAGCAGCTGGCGGCATTAATCCGTTTACAAACTTAGATAATTTTAAAGTTATTACTGGGCCAGATGGAAACATAACGGACGCAACGACGTTAGTTGTGGTTAATAGTCTTGGAGACGAAATAGGGGAAGCGATTAATCTTAAACAGTTGAAAAACGCTGTAAATACTGAAAATGCAGAACGAGTGTTAAGCGTACTACTTAAACGTCAACAAGCACAGCAACGTCAACGAACACAGCAAACTTAAGTTTAATGGCTACTAAACTAGACACAGATGTTCCAAAAGGTAATGCAGTACTAGGTGCATCTAATTTATATAGAAAACAACGAACTCCAGAAGGTGACCCTTTTAGTTTAATTAATGATCCTTCTGTACCTCAAGGGAATCCTTTTGGTCTTATAGATCCAGATTATGTATCTAAAGAGGAAGCAGCCCGAGATCCCTCTAAAGAAGCAAGCGTAGACATAGAAAAAGTAGAAGATGGGCTTGGAGAAACTTTTAGAAAAAGTGTTAAGTCCGGCGTTTTAGGAATTGAAACCGACATTAATAACTTTAATGCTTTAGTTGCTAGTATTAAAGGAGACGAACAAGGATTTGACAGATCTATAGAAGCGGCTGAAGTAGCACAAGCTCGATCTGCCTTAGCTTCAGAAGGAACTACTGATTTTAAAGAATTTGTCGAGGGGCCAAAAACATTTAAGACGGTTGCTAAACAAGCAACTCAAGCTATAGGACAAGCTTTACCTTATGCAGCAGGGTCTATTGCTGGTGGCATATACGGAGCAATTGCGGGTTCTTTAGGTAAAATGGGGCTTAATCTAGCGGGCAGAAGGTATTTAAAAAAGAAACTAAAAGATTTAGCCGAAAAGAAAATTAAGAAAAAAGCATTAACTCCAGACGAAGAAGACTTTTTAAAAGCGGGAGCAGCACTTACACGTAATGTTGCTAAAGGAACTAAAAGAGGAGCTATGGGGGGAGCCTTTGGGTTTAATTATCCATTGTTAGCGGGTTCTTCTTTTCAGGAGTTTGAAGAAGGTGGTCAGGAACTTAATGCTACAAGAGCTTGGCAAGCCCTAGGTATAGCTATACCACAAGCAGCTGCAGAAGTTACTGGCGAAGCTTTTATACTAAAAACGCTTGGTAAACTTGCATTAAAAGACGCTGCAAAAAGTGGTTCTTCTTTAGGAATAAAAAGACTTGCCGCAGATATTTCTAAGACTGCACTTAAAACAGGAGTTTCAGAAGCAGCTGTCGAAGTAACCCAAGAAGGTATAAGCGTAGCACAACGTTTTGCTATTGATGACAGTTACACTTTTGAGCAAGCGCAGTTACGAATAGGAGAAGCCGCATTTGGAGGATTTTTTGCAGGTAAGGCTATTGGTGGAGCAGGCGCTGTGCCAGCATCTATTTTTTCGCAAGCGCGTCAAATGCTTAGTAATAAACAAGAAGCATCAGCTGAAGCCAATGAAGCACGAACTACCTATGGTGCTTCTGATGCAAATTTATCTAGCCCAACAGCTGAGCCAGTAAAAGACATAGATGCTCAAATTAACGCTACTAAAAATCCAACTAATGCAAAAAACGTTACCTTTATACCAGAAAATAGCATTCCTAAATATAGAGCTACCAAAGGCACTACTCTTTCTAATCAAGATCTAGATCGTGCTAAAGAAACCGGAGAAACAGTAACTGTTGATGGGGGGTTCTTAGGATATGTAGCAGGACGGGGTTTTGTATTTACTCCAGATGCTGATGTAGTTACTAATCTACAAGATGCTAATGCTGACTCTGCTGCGGTTTTTGAAGAAACTTTAGCAACTAATCTTGATTACACAAACGTAAGACCTGATAACCCAGACCAAGTTATTAGTGTTAAGGATGCAAGTGGCAGTGTTGTATTTGAACAAGCTGTTGATACGGCAAATGACCCGGAAGGAGCAGAAAGAGCTTTGGAAGGAGCTAGAGAATTTGCAAATACCCTTCCAGATGCTGATGGTAATGTTGGCAATATTTCTCCAGAAGTATCTACTGTCGAAGAAGCTTTACGAACAAGAAAAGAACGTGTTGATGCGGAAGGCACTGTAACTCAGCCACAAGAAGACGACGTTACGGTGCGTAATATGGAAATTACTAGCGAACAGATAGCAGAGCTAGAAAATAGAGGGCTTCTTCCTCCAGAACAAGCTAGAGCTGTACAAGAAGCTTTGCAGATTAGTGGAACTGATGCACCGGCAACAACATCAAACGTTATTAATTTTAAATCGCGCCAGGCATTAGAAGAATTTTTAAATACTAAATCAGACCCTAATGACGTTAACCAAACAATAAGAGATCTTGTAGAAGTTAATGGGCTATCAGTAACTTTTGAACCTGACACCAAAGTAGATTCAGTTTATGCAGAACAGGCGGTAGCTTCAGGAGTGGCAACTCGTTCAGCAACTCCTACTGAACCTCAACTTAACCCAACAACATTAGAACGACTTGATGTACAAGAAATTTCTGGTAACAGAGTTATAGGAAACGCCAACGGCTATTCTTTTATAAATTATTTAGACCCCGCAGAAGGGATTAAAAGATCCCCAGATTTCGATGAAAGGTTTGATTCAACAGTTGCATTAATAGAAGATGAACAAGCTAGAAATAACATAATAGATAACAAACAGTACATTTCTGACTCTGTGCTTGATCAACTTGCAAACGAGCTAAACGCATTTCCAGGAGTTACCCCTGATCTAATATTTGTTGAAACTCCTGCCGGTGCTAGGTTATTTGTATTAAGGGATGCAGATACTTCTATAGATATTGAAAAACTTAATAATGCTGCTACACAGTCAGCCATAGATAAAACATTTAATACTAAACCAGAAACCGTAACTAAGATAAAAAGTCAGTCACCTTTTGAATTAGTCCATCGAGACAAAAACGGAAACGTAATAAAAAAACAAGTTTTGTCTATGGCTACTATATTAAATCTAGGGCGTGAAATTAATAGTAACGTAGAACAAAGGTTTGTCGGGGACTCTTCTTCAACTGGTGCACAACGCGCTAAGCTTAATTTTTATGCAGGCATTTCTTACTTAATAACACATGTTAATCAAAAGAAAGGTAAGTTTAGAGGCACTACTTATACTATAGATTATAAATCACCAACCAATAAATCACTAGATCAAGTTGTTACTGTTAAAGATGAAAGAGGCAATGTTACATCTACTAAACAAATTGATGGCAAATTTCCTCCCAATAAATCAATAGTATCTCTTAATACTAGTACAACCGGAACAGCGGGTGTTGGTGATATAAATAAATTACGAGCAATATTTAAGTATGATAACTCTACAAAAATATTTCCAGATGATAAAACATCAGGGCTTAAACTTTCAAACTTAGTTAGAATACCGGATGTAAATACTACAGCTACAGAATTTCAAGAAGAAGCAGCGGGTCAAGAATCTGAAACAGAAGCAGTTAATTTAGTTCCTGAATGGCTAAGCTTTAGACTATCCCAAAAAGTTAAGCCAGAAGAAACAATGGAAGTTAAAGAGGATACTAATTTAGATCAGCGAGAAGAATTGTATGTTCCATTTAGACCACCAGGAAAGAGACAGTCTTTAAAAAATCAATTAGACATTAAATATGCAACATCTAGTGTTTTAAATGGTTTTATTAAAAAACTAACTAATGTTTATAAACTAAACTCAGACCCAATAATACTTACTCTTGAAGATATAAAAAATCTTTTAGAGCAAAGTAAATTTGGAGGGCCAGATTTTTGGAGTGATACAAAACTATTTTCATTTCCTTCTAAGACAATACCTGAGATTCTGCAACAACGGGATGCAGTACAAAGTTTTATAAAAACTCTTACCGACCTAGCAGAAAGTATGGAAAAAGGAAACGTTAAAGGATCTACTATTAAAAGTAGGTATTTGGCTTCTCCTCTTATCGTTCTTAAAAGTGATGCTGCTTTAACTACTTCTGTACGCGACTTTGGCAAACTAACTAATGCACAACAACAAAACTTAATAGGAGAAGTTTCAGTAGCGCTTCATGAACACGGACACTTAATATTTGATCAACAATTTGACGAGCTACGACTACCTAAAAATAAAAATATAAAGATCAGACTGTGGAATGCTTTTAAAACAGCTAGGAACAATTTAAACGTACAAGGTCAAGGCGTAGGGCAATACAACCAACAAGATCAAAAAAAGGCTTTTGAAGAATGGTATGCAGATCAAGTAGCTGCGTATGTAAACAAATTAGTATTAGCAGAAGGATCTAAACGAAACAGCGATATAAATAAAGCCAAACCAAAAAATATAGTCGATAAGTATTTTAAAACTGTTGCTAGTATTTTTATGAAAGTGCAAAAAGCATTTGAATCTGGAGCTAATACTTTATACAAAAGATTTAAGTCTGATACTACTTTTGCAGAATATTTTGATGGAGTATTAAAAGCTAATCAACAAGCACAAAATGTAGACAGAGTAGCTAGTCAAGAGGCATCAACAACAGAAGACTATGTTGTAGATAATTACATAACTGATATAAAACTTACTGTTCCCCCATCGGCGGTTAAGAAACTTACAGCGGCGATTCGTAAAGTTTTATCTGTTGGAGGAGGTAGTTACTTACAAAAATTCTTAAAATTAGGCGGCCCAGTTACAACTTTTTATAGAAGTCTTGGGCCAGCTGGAGAAAAATTAGCTAATTTTTGGAATAAAAAATCACAAACAATAGGGCCTGAAGGGTATAACGATGTACGTGTTACAAAACGTAATGAGTTTTTAAATGAGCTAGAAAAAATAGTTGGTGTTCCTATTACTGAATGGGGTCAATATGAAGCATTGTTTGCCTTAGTAGAAGACGACACACAAAGTACAGACTCCTTGCCCCCTAAAGCTAAAAAAATCAGAGAGTTTCTAGAACAAACTGTTTACGATGATTACATTATAAACAAACAGACAGGTGAATCTTTTATACAAACTATAGAATATGACGTTGATCCTGTTACTGGAGAAAAAACAGAATCCGGTAGAAAACCTATGGGTAGATTAAAAAACTATTACCCAAGACTATTAAACATTGCTCAAATTTCTCAAAATCCTACTTTCTTTAAAGACTTAATACTTACAGAATTAACTAAGGCACGTGATAACGGCACCCTTGATAAAGTCTTAGATATAGACTTGGCACAAGCTACTGATGAGCAACTAAGAACAGAAGTAGATAAAATAGTAACTAAAATTGCTAACAAAGCGACAGTTCATGGAGCTGCACTTGAGCTAGGCAACGATAATATAGCAGACGTTGGTTTAGGAGCAGCATCTGAAAGAGTTCTAGAGTTTTTAACAACTGCTAAAATTAGAGAATATGAAAACGCAAAAGGTATCCCTAATGAGATACTTCATCCTCCGCAATACGCAATTCTTCCTTACCTAGCACAAGTTGTTAAAAAAGTAGAATTTGAAAGACGCGGTGGTGCTGCTACTCTGGATGCTCTTGTTGAAGAAATTGTTCAAGATAGACACCCTCAAGACTCTGAAAAAAGAGAAGCTTTACGAAATGAACTATATCAAACTTTTGATGGTTTGTTGGGTAGAGCAGGGGCTGATATATCTGAAGGATTTAAAACATTTAATAGTATTGCAACAGTGTGGACTGTTTTTACTACTTTATCTATGGCAACTTTTTCATCTTTTACAGACTTAGGTGCGATTGCTACTCGTAGTAAAGAGTTCGGTAATGTTAAAGATTTAATGCATGAATTAAAATCTACTATGAGTATTGAAGAATACAGGCAACTAGCTAAAGATCTTGGAGTAACTTCAAGCGAAGCTGTTGCTACGGCTTACCTGACTCCTGGAGATTTAGACTGGCAACAAAAGTGGGCATCATCAAGTTTAGATTGGTTTTTTAAAGCTACACTACTTACTCAGTATACTAATTTTACCAGAGAGCTAGCCGTAGGTATGGGCAAGCGTTTTGTTATAAACTCAGCTGCTAGAGATACCCAACGAAATACTAGGTATCTTGCAGAACTTGGACTGACTCGCGCTGAAGTAAAACAATGGCAGGCTGACGGTGAAAACTTTAATAGTGAAGTAGGTCAGAAAGTAGGCAGTGCTATTAGGCAATTTGCAGACGAAAGTATTATTAGACCAGATCCCGGTCAAAGACCTAACTGGGCAAATAGCCCATATTGGCAAATTGTGTTCTCTTTGAAGTCTTATTTTTATTCCTACGGAACTACTGTATTAGGTGGGATTGGGAGAGAATTTAAAAACAGATATGCGGAAGACGGGCACATAAACGGAGGAGCTGCATTACTGTTAATGGGTGCGGGAACCATGTTACCGTTGGCTATGATAGGGTTAGAAACTAGAGAATGGATTAAGTATTTAGGACAAATGGCGTTACCAGGGGTTGATGCAAGCAAAGAAGTGTTTAGATCAGATTTTATGTCGTGGCCCGAATATGTCAGCGATATTGCAAACCGAGCAGGTATTTATGGGCCGTGGACTATTGTGGAGAGTGCGTGGAGTGGTATGACTCATGGGGATAATCCATTAGTATCACAAATTCCTATTATCGACTTGGCTGACCAAGTACTATTTGAAGATAACCTTGCAAGGGCATTTCCTTTTATTAATAACTTGGGGGTTGAATTTTAATGGCTAGAAAGAAAGAAACGCCTATCCGTAAGACCACTAAAGGAAAAGGCGCTAATTATCGTAAAACAAAAGCTGGAGCTGGCATGACAGCGAAAGGCGTTAGAGCCTATCGTAAAGCAAATCCAGGTAGTAAACTAAAGACAGCGGTTACTGGAAAGGTTAAAAAAGGAAGCAAAGCAGCAAAACGACGTAAGTCATATTGCGCTAGATCCCTAGGTCAGCTTAAACGTAGCTCAGCTAAAACAAGAAATGACCCTAACTCTAGAATAAGACAGGCTAGAAGAAGGTGGAAATGTTAAGTAAGATGGTAATTACGAGGAAAAACTAATGGGATACTCTACAACAGTAAAGCTTGTCACAGGAGACAATCTACCGCAGCTTACATTTACGCTGAAAGATAGTAATACTGCGGCTTCTGGACAGACTTTAGACTCAAATGACTCTAGTACTTGGGCTCCGATAAGCCTAGCTAGTTCGACTGTTAAGGTTAGAATTAGGCAAATAGGTGAGACAGTTTTACTTGCAACGCTTACCGCTACCGTTACTGACGCTACAAATGGCGTATGCACTATAATTTTTCCTGACGGAACGCTTACAACAGCCGGTACTTTTGAAGCTGAAATAGAGGTTACTAATGCAAGCAGTCAGGTTTTAACTGTCTATGACTTAATTAAATTTAATGTACGAAGCGATTTTGACTAATGTCTAGTAACATAATTGTTACTCAGGTCGGCGCTAAAGCGCTCACTACGAGCGTAGATAGTAAAGTAATTGTTACTCAAGTCGATGCTAAAGCCATTACTACTAGTGCATTTGCTGAAATTTTAACCACTTATACAAACATACAAGCAGTAGACGTTAAGTTAGTAACCGCTATACTTGATAGATATTTTGATGATAGCTTTTCAATTACAGAAGCTACTGCTATTGCTTTTGCTAAAGCATTACCAGATTCAGTTACTATGGTTGAAGAATTAGCTGTAGCATTTTCAAAATCAATAGCAGATTCTCAATCTATATCTGAAACATTTACAAGGGTTGTAAGCTTTGTTAGGGCATTTACAGATGCTGCTTCAGTAGCTGATGCTCCTGCTATAGCACTAGCTAAAGTAGTACCCACAGATAGTTACTCTTTATCGGATTCCCCGGCTTTAGTGTATGCTAAAGTCTTAACAGATGCTTTTAGTTTAGATGACATAGTAACTGCTAAAGACACAGCAATGACTAAAACTAATGTTGCATCCGTATCAGACGCTCCTGCATTTGCAGTAGCTAAACCTTTTGGGCACTCCATTTCCCTTGGTGACAATTTTGTTTATACTATTGGAAGGAGTTCTCGTCTTAATGCTGGAACTTTTAACTCTTTTGCGCTTAATTCATAGGAGAATGTAGCAATGGTAAATGATCTTTTTAACCTCAAAGGCCGCGTTTCTATTGAATTAAACGGGCAAACTGTACAAAAAATAGACAACCTTGTTGTCACTGCAGGCAAAGTGTTTGTAGCAAGTCGTATGAAAGACGCGACTGCAACTGCAATGTCGCACATGGCAGTAGGTACTAATTCTACAGCTGCAGCAGCTGGTGATACTGCATTAGGTTCAGAATCTGCACGAGTAGCTTTAACAAGTACTACTGCTTCAACTAATACAGTTATATATGTAGCTACTTTTCCAGCAGGTACAGGTACTGCAGCATTAACAGAAGCAGGTATATTAAACGCTTCTTCTGGTGGGACTATGCTTTGCAGAACAGTTTTTACTGCGGTTAATAAAGGTTCCGCAGATTCTATGACTGTAACTTGGACTATAACAGTATCTTAGTTTAATGGGCATTAAATACAGCAATAATGCTAAAACTACATTAAGTTCTGGTATAAATGATAGTGTTACTAGTGCTGCGGTAGCGTCAGGAGCCGTATTTCCTGCTCTTTCAGGTGGGGATTATTTTTACGCTACTATTGAAACTGCTAACTTTGCTACTAAAGAAATAGTTAAAGTTACTGCAAGAAGTGGTGATACTTTAACCATAGTTAGAGCACAGGATAATACATCTGCAGCAGCATTTAGTAGTGGAGACTTTGTTGAGTTGCGGGTAACCGCCGCTGTACTTGAAGACGCTACTGAACCTACTACCGGTATTACTGCGGGTACAGTTATAGCCAGTAAAGCTATTATTACCGACTCTAATAAAGATATTACAGGTGGTAGGAATATTACTATATCAGGCGAGCTTGATGCTGGAAGCCTTGATATATCCGGTGATGCCGATATAGATGGCACGTTAGAAGCTGATGCCATGACTTTAAATGGTACGGCTATAACCGCTACAGCGACTCTATCTACAGGAATTAGTAACACCAATGTACCTGTATTTACTAGCGGTGTAGCAGACGATGACTTTTTAAGGGTTGCCGGAACGTCTATAGAAGGTAGATCAGCAAGTGAAGTATTATCTGATATAGGTGCGTCTGCTGCGGCTGGTTCTGGATCTATTGTTACTACTGGCGCATTGAACTCTGGAAGCATCACATCTGGTTTTGGAGCAATAGATAATGGCTCATCAGCTATTACAACCACTGGAGTTATTACTGGCGGTTCTTTGCTTGTTGGCGATGCTGGCACAATAGGGTCTGCTAGCGATACCGATGCAGTAGCCATAAGCAGTGCTGGTCAAGTATCATTTTCAGCGACTAACGCAATCAAGATACCAGTAGGCACAACAGCACAACGACCATCAAATGCCGCAGGGCTTATACGGTACAACAGTACGTTAGGTCAGTTTGAAGGCTACACTTCTGCATGGGGTGGTCTTGGAGGCGGTGCAACAGGCGGCGGTTCAGACCAAGTGTTTGTAGAAAACTCAGATGACGTAACAACTGACTACACTATAACCTCTGGCAAAAATGCTATGAGCGTTGGTCCAATAACGGTAGAATCTGGTGTAGTGGTAACGATTCCTAGCGGTAGCCGCTGGGTGGTTTTGTAGGTCTTTAATATGACAACTATTATAAATGCAGATACAAGCGGTGGGTTAAAACTTACTTCTGATACGTCAGGAGCTTTAGATATACAGTCAGCAGGAAGCACTAAACTTTCTATTGACTCCAGCGGCAACGTAGGTATTGGCGCGACTTCGCCATCTAAGCCTCTTCAAGTGAAACAGACTGCGGCTGGCTCAGGTTTAAGCCAAACAGATATTCGGGCAACTAGAGATGAATACGGCGCAGATTTTTCTGGTTATATAGACCAAGGTGTAGGTCACGGTGCTATTATATCTTCTGTAGATAATGGAACTGCAACAGAACGTGTGAGGATAACTAATGCTGGCAAAGTTGGTATAGGTACGACTTCGCCTGACGGTCGTTTGCACGTTCATACATCATCTGCTGGGACTGTAACGGCTG